AGAATTTCTTTCAAATGGTACCTTAAAAAATCAATAAAATTACTTTATTTTTATATTTATAATAGATATGAATAATGAAGAAATTTTTGAGGGTAAAACCTTTCAAGACCTATTGGCAGATATTTATAAAAATGCCAAGGAAAAAGAAAAGCAAATAAATTTATTAATTAAAGAGCTCAAGCCGCATATTAAAAATATTGGGGATGCTACTGTTGTAGTTCCTTTGATAAAAGAATATTTAGAAATTGGGGTTAAGAACGATGAGCATTTGATAAAAATGGCTGCTATTGTTCAAAGAGCTATGTCAAGATCTATGGATGGATCTTCGGAATTATTATTGACCGAGGAAGAAAAGAAACAATTATTAGATCAAATGGAAAAAATTGAGGATGATATTTCCTATAATGAAAGTTAAATAAGATATGAAAAAAAATGAATTTATTAATTTGATAAAAGAAGCTATAATTCCTGAAGTACGTAAAGTAGTCAGAGAAGAATTGGGAATGTTAACGGAAAATAAAGTAGATCATTCCAAAACTATGAATCACGGTATAAGGATGTCAGAATTAGCAGATTCAAATCTAGTTAAGAAAAAAACCAAGAAAAGAAAATTTACAAAGGATCCAAGTTTAAATAATATACTAAATGAAACTGCTCTAGAGATGTCAGATTCAGAAGAGTATAAAACCCTGGGAGGAAAACCTTTTACGGGGAATATGGCTCAGATGATGGGAATGAATCCGGATGAGATGTTTGGAGATCAGAAAGCAACTGTTGAATCAATGATCCCGAAAGACAAGAAGCACATTCCAATTCCAGATGCTGTTCAGAAAGCATTAACTAGAGATTATAGCCAATTGGTTAAAGCCATGGATAAAAAGAAGGCTTAGTCAAATGGGAAAAATTTTTACAGGAGATAATTTTGCCACAAATAAATCTTCGACTGTAACTTTTAATGATAAAAAGAGATTCTCGAAAAAATTAGAAAAGTTTTTGAATTTACCACTTGAGCTGGGTTATGGTGTAGTTTCTTCTATAGTCAATGATTCTTCTGGAAATCCTTCTGGCATAGGAGTTATGCTGTCAAGGAGAAATAATAAGCTTTCTACTGCCATTTCCGACCCATGTGTTGCTTTTCCTCTATCAAAAGATACAACTAAGGTACCAATAATAAATGAAACAGTTTTATGTATTAAACTACCCATAACCCTAGGACCAGGAACATCCGAACAATGGTATTATTTTTCAGATATAAATGCATTTAATAATACTAATAATAATATAGTTGGGGGAATTACTTATGATAGGAAGGGAGCTTATTATGGTGAGACTTATTCTCCTCCGAAAGAAGGAGAAGAAATACCAAACATGAAGTTGTTTGAGGGCGATACTATGTTCCAGGGTAGATTTGGAAATAAAATAAGGTTCGGAAGTACTAATTTACCGGCTGAATCACCAGGACAGTTGAATGATTGGTCTGTGGGTGGATCTTCGGGATCTCCTATAACAATAATATCTAATGGCGGTGGGGATTTAGAAAATTTAGATGAAGATCCTTCTTCCATATATTTAACAAGTGATCAGTCTTTGCCTATTTATTTGCAGTCTCCTACACCTAAAACCCTTACGAGTTTGGAGCAATATTCTAATAATAGTCAAGTGGTAATTGCTTCGGATAAATTGGTTTTTTATACCAAAGATGGAATTGGAGATATTATAATTTCTGGTAAAGGAACTTCTTATTTGATGGGAGAAAAGGTTTATCTTGCAACCAATGAATGGTCAAATGTAGATGTTAATAAATTGATGGAGCTAATCGAGGGACTTTTAGATCAATTAAAGGCTCTTACTTCAGGACAATCTACATTTACGACAGGGATGGGCCCAACTGGCCCGGCATCAAATGCAGGTCAAGTTTTGCAACTAAAGGCAGATCTTGCTCTTTTGAAGGGATAATCTTATGTTTAATTATGGTGCTATATCGGAAGCTCTATCAAAACCGCTAAGTCATTCTACTTATATAGATTCTGCAATGATGTGGACGGAATTTATTAGTAATTTTACAAAGACTATGACTCCCTTAGTAAATCCCGGGATGGAACAACAAGGAAGAGATGCTCTATATAATATTATATATGGAGGATTGCAAATACCTAGTGGTTTTTTACCGGCATTAAAAATTGGTCTTCCTGCATATTCGGGATTTTTAATTCAGGGAATGTTACCTAGTTTTGTTGGAACACCCCCCACAATACCTGTGCTGCTTGAACCAGGGATAGTATTGGGAATGGCAGGAGCTCCTGCAATTGAAGTTATGAAATCTCATTTTAATGCAATTGCTTTATATTTTACAACGGGAACAGCTGTTCCCAGTTCGGGTGGTCCTCTTGTTATGTGGCTTTAAAATTTTAGAAGTTAATATTTATATTATGATTAATTATGGCTAGAGAAATATTTCAATATGAACCCTTAGATTCTGAACCAGATGTTGCAGTTGGTTTGTCTTTGCCTATTAATATTATTGGCGGGAAATTTAAGTCAACATATACAACAACCGATCAAGCTAGAACTAATTTGAAGAATCTTTTATTAACAATAAAGGGCGAAAGATTTTTTCAACCTGATTTTGGGACTAATTTATATAAGGTCTTATTTGAACCAAATACGGAATCTTTGAGAGATAATATAAAGGAAGAAATTAAGAGTTCGGTTTCAAAATGGACTCCATATGTAAATTTAGAAACTATAAATGTATCTGGTCAGGATAATACAGTTAGAGTCAAGATTGATTATACCGTTTCACCATCAAATTTTGGTTCATCAATTACTTTAGAATTCGATTTAACAACAGGAATATCATCCGAAATAGGAGGATAGGAACAATTTAAAATGTCTTATAAAAATTTAAATGTACAAAAAGATTCCAAAGAAATAACTTATCTAAATAAAACTTTTGGAGATTTTAAAGCAAATTTAATAGATTTTGCAAAACAATATTTTCCGGATGCTTATAATGATTTTAATGAAGCAGATCCAGGAACAATGTTTATTGAAATGTCTTCATATGTAGGAGACGTATTATCTTTTTATGCTGATTATTTATTCAAGGAAAATTTGATTCAATATGCTTCGGAAAAAGCTAATGTTTATTCAATTTCCCAAGCTTTGGGATATAAGCCAAAGATATCCGTTTCGGCTAATGTTACCTTGGATATATTTCAGATAGTTCCCCCCACGGGAAGCGATGATACTATTGCTCCAGACTATAGATATGGATTAAGGCTTAATGAAGATATGGGAGTAAGAGCTGATAATGGCTCGGAATTTAGAACTATTGAACCTGTAGATTTTCAAGCCATTTCTAATTTTAGTCCTAGAGAGGCATCTATTTATAGTGTAGATTCCAATGGAACTCCGGAGTATTATTTATTAAAGAAGAGTGTTCGAGCTAGCTCTGGCGAAATAAAGGAATTTGATTTTCCAGTTACAGGGATACAGAAAAATTTTAAGATTTTATTATCGGATGAAAATGTTATTGGTATTTTATCTGTAATTGATTCTGAGGGAAATGAATGGACTGAAGTAAACTATTTGGCTCAAGAAACTACTTTTAATGAGATTGTTAATTCAAATACAAACGATCCTGGAATGTCTGGCCAATCTGCAGAAACCCCATTCCTTTTGTGTTTAAAAAAAGTTCCAAGAAGATTTATCACAAGAGTAAATTCGGAAAACAAATTAGAATTACAATTTGGTTCTGGAATTAGTAGTAATCCCGATGAAGAAATTATACCAAACCCAGATAATATTGGATCGGGATTACCCGGTAGTATAAATAATCTCGATCGAGCTTTTGATCCTTCCAATTTTATTTTTACAAAAACATATGGTCAGGCTCCCAAGGACACAACTTTTACTGTAAAATATTTGGTTGGCAGGGGCATCGAGGATAATGTAGGTAGCGGAGCTATTTCGGATATTTTCACCTCGGTAGTAAATATAGATACTACAAATTTGGTTGGTTCTACAGTTGATACGGTAAAAAATTCTTTAGCTGCAACAAATCCTTCTCCTGCCGGAGGAGGAAGATCTTCAGATACAGTTGAAGATGTTAAAAATAATTCTTTGGCATATTTTAGAACTCAAAATAGAGCAGTAACAAAGCAGGACTATTTAATAAGAACCTATTCAATGCCACCTAGATTGGGAAGTATAGCAAAGGCTTGGATTGGAAGGGATGTTCAAATGACTTCTGG